TGGGTTGTTTGCTTGGACGCATTTTGAAACCGAAAGATTTAACAGGAATATTCACACACTAAAAATGTAAGCTATGCCATTAAGTTTAGAAGAAATATTAGCATTACCCGATATCGGACAGAAAATAAGCTATTTAAAGAAGGGGCGGAAAACCGAACTTCCAGACCGTTGTAAACTTTGGGATGATTGGAATCCTGAACGCCATGAAATCATGGTTGACAAAGAGAAGTACCCGGACAGAAAGTTTCTTGAAAAGGAAGCGGAAAAGGTCTTCGATGAAAAGACAGGAAAGACCTACGAAATCGAAGCGAAATACAAGACCGAACCTGTGAATCGTATCTCCATTCCATTGGAACAGGATATAGTGAACATCCAAACAGCTTTCACAGTTGGCACCGAACCGTCAATGGATTGCACCCCAACAGATGATGACGAAAAGAAACTGTTGGATGCGGTCAAAGCTGTATTCAAATCCAATAAAATCAAGTATCAGAACAAGAAGATTGTCCGTGCCTGGTTATCCGAACAGGAAGTTGCCGAGTATTGGTATGCGACCGATGATGATTCGTTCTGGGCGAAGTTCTGGAAGAAAGTTAAGACCACATTTGGTGGCAAGGTTAAACCTACCAAAAAGTTGAAAAGTGTATTATGGTCTCCGTTCCGTGGGGATAAGCTCTATCCGTTTTTCAACGATGAAGGGGATTTTATAGCTTTCTCACGTGAGTACAAAAAGAAGCTCATGGATGATTCGGAAATTATCTGCTTTATGACTATCACGGACAAGATGGTTTATCAATGGGATTTATCTAAAGGGTATGAGGAAAGAGCGCCTTTTGCTCATGGATTCCCTAAGCTACCGGTTCTCTATGCCTACCGTCCCGAACCTTATTGTAAAAAGATAAAGACTTTCCGTGTCCGATTAGAGAAACTGTTATCCAATTATGCCGATTGCATAGATTATCATTTTTTCCCATTGCTAAAATTAGTCGGTGATGTGGAAGGCTTTGTCGGGAAAAATAAAGACAAAATCGTGAAGCTTACCGGGCAAGGTGCAGATGCTCAATATTTGACGTGGAACCAAGTCCCAGAAACAATACGTTTTGAAGCCGAAACACTTACGAACAACGCTTATGATATGTCCAATACTCCAAGAATATCCTTTGAGACATTGAAGGGTGTAGGCAAAGCATCAGGAATCGCTTTCCGCTTTATGTTCATGGGTGCACATATGGCGGTAGAAAATCACGGTGAGATTATCGGTGAGTTCTTACAGCGGAGAGTAAATTTCATTGTTTCCGCTTTAGGCTCTATCAATCCAACTGAGTTTAGCAAGGCATCGCAGACCATTGACATAGAAACAGAACTGGTTCCATATATGATTGATGATTTGAATGATAAGGTGACTACTGCCGTTTCCGCTGTCAGTGGTGGCATCTGGTCAACGCGTGAGGGAATCATGTTTGCCGGGAATGCTGATAGGGTAGAAGAGGAGCTTGCAGAAATCAAGGAGGAACAGACTACAAAGAATACGCAAATAGGAAATAAAGAAACATAATTTTAAGAAAGAGGGGAGTAAATCCCCTCTTTATATTTCTTTTTCTATTTTTCCGATCGGAAGATTATGATACCGAAGGCTCTCCAATATGTGAATAAGCACCTCTAATTTCACCTATAGGTACAAGTTGCAGTGGTATTTCTAGTACATCATCATTATAAGCAATTTCAAGTCTCCATCTATATAATGGAAGTTCATCATAACCATCGGATTGTCGTACAGTTATTATATTATCCATAAAGGTAATAGACTTAATCTCATCCTTCTGGACTTTCAAATCGGTCATGGGGAAAGATATAGTACTAAAAGTGTCTTTAACTTGTTTGAGAAAACTCTGTTCTTCTATTTGTTTTATATCCAACTTGTTCAAGGGAATACCTCTAAAAAAAGTTATCTCATTTCTTCCACTAAAAATATCTCCCACAAAATCAAATTCATTTTTTAACTTCACTTCCTTAATAGTGATGAGTCCATCTTTTGCAAAAAGGCGAATATTTAACTGCATCTGATATTCTCCTGCATGCACATACCGTGTACTAAACGATACAAGTTCAGCTCTTAAGTGAGGTTTACGTATAAAATCTTTATATACTATAATCCCTAAATTTATAATACCAAGAGCAAAACCACCAAAAGCGGCTATCGGTGTCAATGCTGAAAAGTCCATATCCAATTTCTTAATATATTATATCATCAACATATCCAATACAAGCATAGGAACCTTGGAAAGATGTAAGCACTAAGTATTTGCCATCTCTAAAGTCGATCTCAATATTAGATATTCGATGTCCTATGCTTGCACAGTATTCAATGATATCATTTAATGAAGTTACAGGAACTTGTGTGTACCCGTTGGGGTGAAAATAAATCGTTTTCATAATATTACCTCCTTTTTTTATTGGTTTATAATTTACCAGCCAAATTCTTCACATCTTCCGCTGATTTAACTTCATGCACTATATCTCCGACCTTTACGAAGCCGATAACATTACTGGCATTAGGCTTTTCAAATAGTTCGGCAAGAGGAATATTTAATGTATTTGCAATCTTTTCTAATGTTTGCAACTGCGGATATTCCCCTCGTAAAGTCTTATTCAGACTTATATCAGATATTCCCATTTTTTCTGCTAACTCTTTTTGAGTTATACCTTGCCCTTGACAAAGTTCTTTTATCCTTGTTCTAAAGTCCATAATACTATATAGTTTTATTCGGCAAAAATAGATATTTATACCACATAATACAATTATATGACTAAAATAAATCTACTTAGTTTTATTTTTAACATTATTTATTGCTTTAGATATTGTAGAATTAAACTAATTAGTTTTACTTTGCAATATCAAATTAAACGAAGTAGTATAATTAAAAACATATAAGAGTATGAGCACAAAATTTAGAAGTCAGATGAAAGAGGTTATGTCAATGGCATGGTCTTTTGTTCGCAAGAACGGTTATTCAATGAGTGAAGCATTAAAATGCGCATGGGCTAATTTGAAGCTCAAAGCAGCTTTGAAAGTAAAAGTAGTAGAGTTCTACTTCAAGAAAACCGATGGTTCGTTACGTCAAGCCTTTGGCACTCTCTTAGAAAGCAGAGTACCCGAAACAAAAGGTACAAGTAGAAAGCCAAATGATAACTTACAGACCTATTTTGATACAGAGGTCGGTGATTGGCGTTGCTTCAAGAAGTGTAACCTAATTAAAATCGCATGATTATGACACTAATAGCTGAAAATCAAGAAGTAAAAATATACCGTCATAAAACAGTAGGCGGTTGGATTAACGTATATCAGTTCAGAAATGGCGAATTGGTGTTCGGGTCAAAGAAAGTATCAGTTCTGAATAGATTTGAGAAAACTCAGGTTTATAAGAGAATTTGTATGGCGATCAACTACAACAATTAAATCAACACGATTATTAAAAGGCAGTCTTGCACGACTTTAAAGGCTGCCTTTATTATTAATAGAGCAAAAAGTATGAATGAAAATTATAAATATAATCAAAGAGAGCACGCCCAAAGTATTTATGTTGTTTTAAATGAAGAAACTAAGCGCGTTAAAATCGGGATAGCATATTGCGTAAAAACAAGGTTTTCAAGTTTGGTTTCTGCATCGGGATGTAGATTGAAACTTATGTATTACACAGAAAGAATAATTGGTGCTTGTGATATAGAGAAGCAAGCCCACGAAAGATTTAATGAAGATAGATACATAGGCGAATGGTTTAATATAAAATGGGAAGATGCTGTAAATTGTATAAAAAGTCTTCTTGTTGATTATACGAACCGTAATTCTAAAAGTATGGATGCTGTAATCGAGAGTGAATATGAAACTATTGAACAGCCTCAAATAATCTCTAAAAAGAAAAAAGAAACGTGGTATGGTAGTAATGAAAGAGTTTTAGATATATCTCTTGGTAAGTTTAAGAGAGTAGATAAAGATATATATCAAAACAAGCAAGGGAAATTATTTAAGATTGTATATCGAGACAAACAATGGCTAATAACCAATTTGTAATCTGCTTCGTAGCCAGAAAAATTTACGTGGTTTATAATTTTAGTATAAGAAAAATAGAATATTTAGCAGTGATTCTTACGGAGTTGCTGCTATTTTATTGGATCTATTGTTAAAAGTAACAAAAACGTTACTAATCTTATGGGGCATATTTGTTTGGTAGTAACAAAAACGTTATCTTTGTGTTGAATTTAAAAGCTCATTGAAATTATGAAAGTATCAGAATTAGTAAGAATGCTTACGAAAGCTGGTTGTTTTATTCATCGTCATGGTTCTAATCATGATATTTGGTATAGTCCAATAACCAAACAGACTTTTCCAGTACCAAGACATGAGAGCCAAGAAATGAGAGACGGCACATTAAAGAGCATTAAGAAGATGGCGGGGATTTAATCCCTGCCACTTACTTACTGAATTGAGAAGCATATTTCAATGGCTTTTAAATTTCAAATCAAAAACAAAGAGTTATGAAGATACTTGCTATTATTGAAAAAGGGACAGATGGTTTATATTCCATCTATTCAGATGATATGCTGCTTAATCATGGGTTAGGCGGGTATGGTTCAAGTGTGGAAGAGGCAAAAGCTGACTTCATGGAAAGTATTAAAGAAGCAAAGGAAATGATTGTAGAAGAAGGTAAGCCCCTTCCTAATGAAGTGGAGCATATAGATGTAAATTTTAAGTATGATCTCCAATCTTTCTTTAATTACTTCGATTGGATTAATGTGAGTCAGTTTGCTAAAAAAGCGGGAATCAATGAGTCTAAAATGCGCCAATATAAAAACGGACTGGCATTTGCTGGAGAATCAACAACAAAGAAGATTCTCGATACCATAAAGAATATCGGAGCAGAGTTACAATCTGCGACTTTATAAATTCAGAGCTTTTAAATTCAAAATTAAGGCGTGAGGCTTCGGCTATTCACGCCTTTTTCTTTCTTCACAATCCGACCTTATCCACCACTTAATTATTTCCCCTCTACTAACTTCCTCCTTACTTTATATACCGTATTTACGACAATGGATTGATTGTCGTGAATGGGAAGCCTAAATATTTATCAATCATCTGTATTGGTGGTATTTTTACTTCCGCAATTTGAAACTTAAATTTTAATTCATACGGTATGAATATTCAAGAACTTATTCTAGCAGGACTGCAACAGAAATTCACTGGGGTGGACACTGCTATTCTTACCCGAATTGCCACCAAAAAGGCAGAGGGTGTAACGGACGAGACAAAGGTAAACTCTATTGTTGAGGGTATCAGCTTTTCGGACGTGTTAAATTCTTATGGTGATTTCCGTGCAGGGGATGCTACCCGTACTTCTGTCCAGAACTACGAGAAGAAGCATAACCTTAAAGATGGTAAGCCAATAGAGAATCCCAATCCTAACCCAAATCCGAAGCCGGAAGACAAGAAAGATGATGTACCTGCATGGGCACAAGCTTTGATTGATTCAAATAAGAATCTTTCGACTGAACTTTCCGCTTTAAAGCAAGAAAAATTACAGGCTACCCGACAGGAGCAGATTATGGCAAAGGCAAAGGAGTATGGTATTCCCGAAACATTCGCAAAGCGTTATGCGATTCCCGATGATGCGGACTTAGATACTTTTTTCAAGGACGCAAAGCAGGAACTCGCTAATATAGGCTTTAGCGGTGTGAACCCTCCCGAATCAGCGGAGACGAAGATTGAGAAAGAAAACGAATCTATTGCTGGTATGATTTCGGAAGGTACAAAAACGATTGTTGAATCTAAAAAGTAAATTAAATGGCAGCAGGTACACATTATGACTTGAAACCGGATTATAAACCGGAAGAGTTTTACCGTGTTGAGACAGGTGTGAGAAAGAGCGGTCCTTGGAAGTTGGACATAGCCAATTTGGTTGTTGGTTCTTTCTTACCCGTATTCACCCCGGTTCAGGCTGATTCGGTAAAACGTACATTGATTCCGGTTCGCAACGTGAAGGTTGTAGAAGCCTACACGACCGGAGCTGATGCTTTATCAATCAAAATTGCAAAGGAATCGCTGGCTTATGTCGGCATGTTTATTGGAAGTGGTAAAAAAGGAGCGAAAGTAGTCGCTATCGACAAGACTAACAAGGGCTATGATGTCCTGACTATTGAAGCGGCTTTCGGTGAAAATATCGCTAAGGATGCAGTTTTATTTGAAGCGACTGCAGTAGCAGGCACAGTGAAGAAGAATACAGCGAACTTCGTTCTTTATGATGCGAAGAAAGTTGAGAACGATGGAGCGGTTCTTTGTACTCTCCTGATGCAAGCCTATGAGGTAAAGGAAAGAAAGTTAGTTCTTCCGATCCATGAATTGGATAAGGTGGGATTGACAAGCCGTTTCCAGTTTGAGTATTAATCATTAAAAGTTTAGATATGAATTTGACCATACAAACTTTATTCACAGACCCCGCAATCGTTAAGGCGATTATCGACCGTGTGCTTCAGATGAGATTGGACACAATCTATTGGAAGCAATACGGAGATTTCTTGGAAACTAAAACCCGTGTTTTTAAGACTTATCTTGGAACAGTAACGGGTGTTGTTGCTGGTTCTATTATTGGCAAGAACGATCAGAAACCGTTAAGGGAAAGGCGTTCACTCGGAAGCGGTTATACTGAAATCGCTTACTTGGGCGACCGTTATCAAATGGATATCGAACGTTTGTCGCAGTTGCAGGATATCATTGATAAGTTCAATGCTGCCAATACTGCAGAACAAAGTACAATCTTGCAGGAGATTATCGACTTTATTGTTGATGATTATCGTCAGATTTTACTTGCTCCACACAAGCGTATGGATATCGTTGTTCCTGGATTATTGATGACTGGTAAAGCACAGGTTCACTTGGCTGACAACAAAGAAAATATCGAGTTGCTTGATATCGAGTTGCCGTTCCACTTCTTGACTCCAGAAGCAGCCGCTAAGGATAAGTTTATCTCTTACTTACAGCAGGAGATTCAGAAGCTGAAAGCTAAATACGGTGTGTTCTCTAAGATGATTATGTCTCGTGGCACATTCATGAAGAACATTGTAGGCGCTTCTGAGTTCGGGGATAAATTCAAGATGATTCTTGGCGAGCGTGAGTTCATGGTTAACGCAGGATTGGTAACAGACCAAATGGCATCCAGCGTATTTACAGGGATTGGTCTTCCGGCAATCGAAATCAAGGAAGATTATGTAGAAAATCAGAACGGAGAGAACGTACAGATTTACGCTGACAACCGTATCACCCTGTTGCAGACAGATAAGGTGATGAGGATGCGCCATCATAAGCCGTATGTAATGACTGATCCCGTTCCGGGACGTTCTTATAATACTTCTGAAGGTCAGATGTCGGTATGTAACTATCGTGATGAAGAAGGTAGATACATGGAATATACTGCCGAATGGATTCCTGAGTTTATCGCTCCTAACAAGATTGTGAACATTGACCTTTCAACGATGAACGCGTAAATAGTAAGGGTGTGAGGAATCGCACCCTATTGTCTAATTTTATAAATCAGTAAAGAAATGAAGAATTTTATTTTTGCCATGTGTGGCTTTTTGATGATGTCTTTGGTTTCGTTGGGTGTACAGGCATCAAGTATTAGTGAACCTATTCCGTCCAAATCAGAGTTATCTGCGGTGGATGTCGGTCTGCCGGATATTCAGTATGTCACTTTTGAAGCTACTCCGTTGAATTGCTTTGTGCTGACCGATTCGCAGCCTGTGATGCTGATAACGAATAGTCCGGTTATACAAAGTGTAATGACGATGAATGCGGCTACACAGGGGAAGCAGATTTCGGTTCCTAAGTGTCCGTTCCGGTACATCTATAAATCGAAGTATTGTACGCATTATAGTTACACTGTATATAGTAGATTGATTACACCATATTAAGATGACGGTAAACGGCTACATACAACAGAAGTTCCAGACCTTCGGCATTCAATTGTCGGAAGCTGACCTTTTGGATATGTGTCTGAACTCGAAGATAAGCGGAGAGGATGAGATGAACGAGGATTGCTACGGTCGTGTCTCTGTGGCGATTGCGAAGTTCATTCCCTCTCTATTGCTTCGTGCCACTTCAATCAGTGAAAGCGGTTTCTCTATGTCTTGGAACATTCAGGGCGTTAAGGACTATTATTCTTTCCTATGTAAACAGTACGGATTGAAAGACGAATTGAGTAACAAACCCAAATGTACCTTCTTATGATATTCACTCCACACATATTGCAAGTAAAGGTAATCACCCCGATGGATAAGGATGAGTTCGGCAGACCCATTCCCGGTACCGGTGGTGAAAGCTGGCAAGATGTATGCAAGTGCCGATGTGATGATAACACTACGAAAGAGTTTTCTTCTGACAATGGCTCTGTATACCGTCCTAATTTCCATGTAGTGTGTGAGAAAATAATCACTGTCAAGACAGGCGATGAAATCCGTTGCATGGATGGTGAGAACGTGAGAGGTCAAGGTGAGATTTACACGGTGAAGAATACCAATTTCTTTAACTACTCGGAGTTATGGATGTAAGATGTGATGCTGATTTTTCTGATGTTGACCAATTCCTTAAAGACGGGGAATGGGAAGTCGAGAAGAAGATGATTGATGTGGGCGATGAAGCCGTTAAGTATGCAGAGGAACATGGCGATTACAAGGACCACACACTCACTTTGAGAACGTCCAATGATTACGATGTTGATGAAAGTGGTTTAACTCTGAAAAACGAAGCGGAATATGCTTCATCTGTAGAATCCAAAGGGTATGACGTTTTAAGTGGTGCCGCTTTATACGCGGAGAAACGATTAAAAGAAGAATTTGAATGATAGTAACTACCGACATAGGAAACATTCTCTATCGGGATTGCAAGGCTTTCAGGATAGATATAGTACCAGTAGGGGAAACCCTGACGGGCGAATTGAAGTCTGAAAGAATTGTCATTCACACGAAGAAACAACAACCGGAAACATATTGGAAGAAGTCCTTTGCCGAGGTAAATATCTGTGTGCCTAATTTGAGTGAGAATGAAGCGAACTCTATCCGTCTGAATGAGCTTGAAAGGCAAGCCAACAAGTTATTCGACGATGTGGTAAGCACCTATGACGACACAGCCTATCGTTACTCAATCGAATCAATCGGTACGGAAGCGGACACAGCTTTGAAGTGTCATTATGTGAATGTGAGAATTTTATTTGAAGTGTTAAATGTAAATTAGAAAAATATGAAACCATTTATCGGAATTAAAAAGATTTGGTACGGTGCGGTTATTAATACTGCTGTTACACCTGCCTCTTTAAAAACATGGCTGGCTTCTGCTACAGAAGTGAAAAACTCCCATAATGACACTTGGGGATATACAGAAGATGATCCGACTACAACGGATTATGTTAATGAGTTGACCGGAAAGGTCTACTATAAGGATGTTACCGCCAAAGGTGCAAGCACCATGGCGTTTACTATGGGTGAATATTCATTTGAAGACAAGAAGGAATTGCAAGGCGGTGAACTTGTGAAAGACGGCCAGACTGTTGTCGGCTGGCATGAGCCGGATGTCGCAGAAGTTATCAACAAGGCTGTTGTCGGTATGACCAAAACAGGTAACTACATTGTGTTTACCAATGCTTCCGTAATCGGCAAGGGCAATTTCGTAGAGAAGAACATCGGTTTAGGTGTTTCAGCTGTTGCAATGGAAAATCCTACCGATAGCGTAGCAGGCGAGTACTGGCTTGATGGTGAAAAGGTAGATGCGCCTACGGCATAATCGAGGTAAAAAGTAATGTTTTAGGATGGCGGTGGGTGATTGCTCACCGCCTTTTTAGCTTATGGAAAAGAACGCATCAAAAATAGTAAATGCAGCCGTTTTAGGGAAAGACTTTGAAACGGTATTCGTAAATGGCAATGCCTATATGATTCATCCTCTTACGATTCATAAAATAGCAGGAGCGGGATATTACCTCTCTGACCTAAAAGAAGCTGTAACGGTCATGGATATGCTTCGTTCATTGAAAGATGTAGAAATGGCTTCTCGTGCGCTATCGTGGCTTATTCAGGGCGATGAGAACCTCCATGAAGAATTGTCGTGTGGTACATTCGATGAAGTAGTGGAAGCTTTAGCAACTGGGCTTTCGATGATTTCTGCTGAAAATTTTTACAAGCTGTTAGCTTTAGCCAAGAACGTAGCAATCCTGACAGCAAAACAGAAACAGTAGGAAACAATTGCCTACTGGGACAGATAGCATCGTTCATGGAGTCTCTGCATCTGTCTTATGATGAAGTAGTATACAAGATACCATATAGGAATTTACTTATTATGCAAAAGGACAAACTCCATACAGTTTATGGTGAAGTCCTGGAAGAAGTATCAGAAGAAGAGTTTTTTAAAGCTAAAGGTAAGAACCCATTTAAATAAGAGATATGTCGAAACTGTATTTCAAGGTAGGAAGTGACTGGGAGGAAGTTGTAAGACTTCGTAATGAAATAGCAAAATTGAAGCAAGAGTTAAAGGGTATGGATGGTACGCAGTCACCTGCCGCTTTCAAAACGCTCAATACCCAACTTGCGGCATCCACTCAACGGATGAATGAATTGGTGAATGAAGCCGCCAAAGCCGGAGTTGCAATGGAAGGTGATTTTAAGAAAAAAATCTTTGATGCCTCCCAATCAGTAAACAGCTTTACGGAGAAGATTATCGCCCAAAAGAATGCCATAGGTTCTCTTCAAACAACTATTCGTAAAAATAAGGAGTTATATAAGAATATTGTTTCAAGAGGCAACGAAGATAAAGAACTACTCAATCACATCAGAGAACAAGAAAGAGCGCTCGGTAAAGAACGGGATGCTTTATTTGGACTTACCCAAGAGCAAGCAAATGCTCGGCTATCTGTAAAGAAACTCCGCGATGAATATGCACTGTATAAAAACGATGGGAAGCAGGTCGTTGAAGTAAACAATGGGATTGCCATTTCATGGAAGAAAGCATTAGCGGTTATCGGTGGTGCCGGTGTTCTGAAAGCGTTAGGTTCTGAAATCATTCGTGTGCGTGGAGAATTTCAATCCATGCAAACCACCATTGAGACGATGGTAGGCAAAGATGTAGCAGGGAAACTGATGCCACAAATCAAAGAATTGGCAAAGATATCACCTCTCGCCATGACCGATATGGTTGGGGCTGAAAAGATGATGCTTGGCTTCAATATCCAGGCGGAAGATACTATTAAGTATTTGAAAGCTTTGAGCGATATTTCAATGGGAGAATCAGGTAAATTCAATTCCTTGACTCTGGCATTCTCCCAGATGTCAGCTACTGGAAAACTCATGGGACAAGACCTGAATCAAATGATTAATGCTGGGTTTAATCCGTTACAAACTATTTCTGAAAAGACAGGTAAATCCATTGCCACACTCAAAGATGAAATGTCAAAAGGTGCAATCTCCGCAGAAATGGTACAGCAGGCCTTTATTGATGCAACTTCGGCAGGTGGCAAGTTCTACAATATGTCCGAGAACGCATCCCAAACTATCAATGGCCAAATGTCCATGATGCAGGATGCTTGGGATTCTGTGTTTAACGAATTGGGAACTAAGTCGGAAGGTGTTATCATGGACGGTATTCAGATGACGACTTCACTGATTGAGAACTATGAAACGGTGGGTAAAGTATTGACCGGATTGGTGGTTACTTATGGAACATATCGTACTGCTGTGATGCTTGTTGCTGCTGCTGAAAGCAAACATACACTTGTAGAGATAGGTTTGACTAATGTCCGGATATTGGCGAGAAAGGCTCAATTGGCTTTGAATGCTGCAATGCTCACTAATCCCTATGTAGCATTAGCTACGGTAGTAATCGGATTAACGACTGCTATGTGGGCGATGTCTGATAGTACTACAGAGGCAGAGAAAGCGCAAGAACGCTTTAATAAGCGGCAGAAAGAAGCCACTAAACAAGAGCAAGAGCATAAACAGAAAATAGACTCTCTTGTACAAAGTTCTCGTAACATTGCCTTGTCTGATTTGCAGAGGGGGCAGAGCTTGGCCGAACTACGTAAGGAATACCCTAAAATCTTTGCTCAATATGACATCGAAACAATAAAACTTGCAGATATTCTTGAACTAAAACAGCAAATCGCTGAAGAAGATGCAAAGCGTGCAGGTGAAAGAGTCGCAAGAGACTTTGAGGCTGCGAATAAAGCCGTATCCGACTATGAAAATACTCTGACAGCCAAACAGATTAATGGAGGTAAATTAACTCAGCAAGAAATAAATAAGCTAAAAGAACTTCGCTTCGATAGAGACCAGTTCCTTGTTGACAGAGGTAGTTCCATTTCTGAGCAATTCATCTCAAATCTTAAAAACATTGATATAAGTGAGTTTGACAACTATATATCAAAATTGGAGAACCAAATTAGAGGCAAGGGCGAAAATGGTATGATAAAAATTCGCTTGCCAATTGACGAGAAAGGCTCTTTATCCGATAAAGCCATCTATGAGGTTAAGGAAATTAAAAATCTCATAGATACCACAAAGTCAACAAAACAAGCACGCATTGATTCCGAGAAGAATAAAACAACTTATCAAGAAGACCTTGCCAAAGCAAAAGAAGATTGGGAGAAAGCAAAGAAAGGATACGAAGCACTTTTGAAAGATCAAAAAGCCACATCCGAGCAGGTAAAGGAAGCTCGCGATAAAATGCAGACTAAGGAGAAATCCTACAAGGATTTAGGCGGTGTTACTGATACCTCCAAACAAGAAAACCAAGCTGAAAAACTCCGCAAAGAACAAGAGATGCTCCGCTCCCAAAATGAAAAAGTTCTTCAACTCGAATCTAAGCAGTCCCTTGAACGTCAGCGTCAACAGCAGGATTTGGAAAACCAAGCAGCTCAAGCTAAAATTAATGCGATGACTGACGGCTATGAAAAAGAAAAGGCTCAGCGTGATTTGAATAACAAGATAGAGATTCAGAATGTTAAGCGTCAGAAAGAAGACTATATTCGTGCTGAAATACAAGCTCAAAAAGAAATCTTCGATGCCAAAGAAGATTTAAAATCCAAGCAGTCCAAAGGTTATGTAAAAAAGATATTTGATGCTTCTACTGTTAACGTAGACGAAATCATTGCAGCATGGGATAAGATTGTAGCTCATACAGAAACTAAACAAGGATTAGATGAATGGCAAGAGCGTGAGGATGCGATGAATAAATATCTAATGGAGTATGGAACATTTTCCCAGAAAAAGGCTGCAATTGATAAGAAGTTTCAAGACGATATCAACAAGGAGACTTCGCTTGGGGCGAAGAATGCTCTTCAAAAGCAATGGAATGAAGCTATATCTTCTCTCAAAGTAGATGAATTGAAGCAAGAGATTAATTGGGAGATGGTATTCGGAGACTTAAGCAATGCCTCCAAGGAAAGTCTTGATAAGATTAAAAAACAACTCAAAGAGTTTAGGGAAAGTCAGGAATACCAATCAATGGATATCGACCAAAAGAAAATCATTGATGAATCGTTAAATAAGATACAAACGACCTTAATTGATAAAGGAGGGTTATTGGGAGGTTTGCCGGAGCAACTTAATGCGCTCCGTATTGCACAAGAAGAACTGATTAAGGCTCAGGAAGAATATAATGATGCCCTCAAAAACGGTACAGAGAGCGAACAAGAGGCTGCTTTAATCAAAAAAAACAATGCAGAAAAAGGTGTTCAGAATGCACAAACAAATGTAAGTCAATCAGCCGAGAAAGCGACAAGTAACGTTGCTACTTTAGCCAATGTAATAACAGACCTTGGCAGCAATTCCCAAATGTCTCTGTCACAGGTTGGACAATTGGCGGGAACGCTTGCTGATACTTTCTCTGAATCTGGAAAGAAGATAGGAGGGATTATCGGTGCGGTATTTTCTGCATTAGATTCCATTGGCGAGCAAGGCCTTGACGGCTTTTTAGGAAATATATTTGACTCTATTTTTAATGCGGCTTATGGCGCATGGGATACTGTGTTCGGGTGGACAGGACTTGATTTTGGTGGTGAAAGTGACCCACAATTACAAAAAGATATTGAGAATCTTACTCAATCCAATCAAGACTTGGAAATGGCTATTGACAATCTTGCTGATAAAATGGAATCTACTTCTGTTGTGGAATCTACAGAAGTGTATAACCAACAGAAGTCCAATTTGGAGCAACAGATGCGTAATACCCAAGAAATGATGCGAAGAAGTGCAGAAGCTTATAGCAATGGTTTCTTAGGTATGGGAGGTAGCCATTCTTCAAATAAGAAAATAAATAATGCCATGTCTTCAAGCGACTGGGCACGCATTAGTGGTGTTGTCGGGCATACAGTTAATAATGCCAGTGATTTCTGGAATTTAACGAGTGAGCAGATGGCGAAAGTTGCATTAGAAGCCACAGACTTATATACTAAAATTAAGAATTCAGCCGATGATGGATATAGAGATGCCGCTCAATACATGGATTCTTATATATCATACTACAAAGAACTTGAGGAACTTCAGAATGCCTATTATGAAAAACTTACTTCTACATCTTTTGATTCGGTAAAAGACAACTTTCGTACCTCATTGCTTGAAATGAAGGATAATGCAGAAGCGTTTGCTGAGGACTTTGAGGAGATGATGCAAAATGCTCTGCTTGAAATAATGATGACCGGTGTATATGATAAGAAGCTCCAAGAGTGGTATACTAATTTTGCCAAAAGCGTAGAAAGCGATAAAAAGCTTACACCAGAAGAGATGGAGGCTTCCAAACAAGATTATTTAGACATCGTTGAAGAAGCTAAGGCAGAATGGGAAAATTATCAGAAAATGTTTGGATGGTCTGATTCTACTTCAGATTCTGCCAAAGAGGCTCTTGAATCATTTGTCAGTGATATGCAAAGTGCTCTAACTTCTTTGGACGTGACAGCTAAAGATGTCTCCGATAATATCTATGACTACTTCCGTCAAGCCATGATAAATGCTCTGTACGAAAAGGAGTATAAGAGCAAGATGGAAGAACTATACAAGACCTTTGAAGGCCTCTCAGCAGACGGATTATCAGAGAGTGATATGGCGCAACTTGGCTCCCAAGTAGACCAGTACATTGAACAGATGATGAAGGGCGTTGAGAGCGTGAACAGTATCTTCGCTGACAAACTGAAGGATGCCGAAGACCTACAGTCATTCGTTGATAACGTGAAGTCTGCAATGTCCTCCATCGAAGCTACCGCCGAAGATGTGACAGATAATATCTTTGAATACATCCGTCAACAGATGGTTGACAAGATGTTTGCCGATACCTTCCAACCGCAGATAGAGGAATTCTATAAGAAGGTTCAGGAAGCCATGTTTGACGGTGATATAACCGATGCTGAACGTAACGCACTGAGAAGTGAAGCTGAGAAACTGGCTAACGACATTACGACCGCCAAAGACATTCTATCCGATACTCTCGGTATCACTGAGAGCAGCCTAAAGAAGGAGCTTGAAGAGGAATTCAAGTCTTTCTCTGATGGTATATTAAACTCCTTGTACAATGCAGAAGTGACAGCCGAGTCCGTCGCCAAGGACATTGCTGAATCCATGCGCAAAGAGCTTATCGAGGCAATGTATATCGAACAGTACGAACCTCGTATCAAAGCTATCTGGGAGAAATGGAAAGAGTATTCCGCCGATGGACTTGTAACTGATGAAGAGCGTGCCAATATCAAGACTGACATTGACGAGCTGAGCAAGGAAGTATCAGATGCAGCAAAAGAAATCAGCGATGCTTGGACGGATTCTGGCGAAGAAGTCAAGAAAGCCTTTGAATCTTTCTCTGACAGTATCAAGAACGTATTGTATGATGCGGAAGCCACTGCCGAGGATGTAGCCAACAATATTTATCAGTACATGCGTAACGCCTTGGTTGATTCTATGTTTACCGCTCAGCTCCAACCTCAGATTCAGGCTTGGTATGACAAATACACCGAGTTTATGAAGGACGGTGCCATAGATACCGCCGAGCGTAAGACCTTGGACGAAATGATAGCCGAGATTCAGAAAGCCGGTGTTGATATCGTGGATGCTGCTAATGCTTTGTTCCCATCTCTTGATACGGGTGCAATAAAGCGTGCCGAAGAAGCCGCACAAGAGGCTGAGAATGCAAGGAATGAGGCAGAGCAGGAATGGGAGTCATTCTCTGATGGCATACTAAACTCCCTCTATGATATTGAAGCCACCGCCGAGGATATCTCCGACGACATGAGCGAGTACATGCGTAAGGCTCTCATTAAAGCCATGTATGTGGAGAACTTCAAACCCCAGATGCAGAAGTGGTACAACGAATGGCAACGTGCCATGGGAGATGACAACCTGACTTCCGAAGAAAAGCAGCTCCTTGACTCCATGAAACAGACTATGGTTGATGACATGAAGAAGGAAGTGGATGCTATCAACCAGTTCTTTGGAACCATGTTTTCACAGCAGGCATCTTCCAAAGGCTTTGAAGCCATGTCACAAGACACCGGCGAAGAGCTTAACGGGCGTTTTACGGCTTTGCAGGTTGCCGGAGAAGAAATCAAGAATCAAGCTGTTCAACAAACTGGCTTATTATCATCCATCGACAAAAGACTGTCATTGATAGACATTACAAACGATGATATTCCTGCCTTAATGTCTGGTACGCCCAATTTCGTTGATAAGACAAGAGGAATCATCACTAATAGCTATCAGTCCCAGATAAATGTTGTATTTCCGACAGAAGATATAAAGGTATTGACTGAAAAGGTTTCCAGTATGGAAAGGATTGTAGACGAGATGAGGACATTCCAAGTGGAGGGTAATATTGCTCGTAGGGATATAGTGGAAAACTCAGCTATACTTGCGAAGAACAGCCCCAAGATACTTGCTGGCACCGATGAGATTAAACGGAACTTAAAGAACCTTTAAAAACTTATAGATATGGCCGAGTTGATAATTAACAACAAAGATGCTCTTAAAGAGTGGGGTGTTAGAATGGGTAATAGTTTCTTTGATGTACTGGGTGCACCGGTTTCTCTGAAGGAATTCATTGAAAATAAATCCCGACTGGAACATGGAAAAGAAGTGGTGGTAAAGTCGCCCAAGCTGGATGAACGCGAATTGGCTCTGACGTTTACAATACAAGGTAGCTCTCCAGAGGATTACCAAAGGAAGAAGAAGGCCTTTTCCGAGGAACTCTACAAAGGGGCGGTTGATATCCAAGTACCGGACAATAGCAGTGATATCTATCACCTAGTCTATCTTGGGAAAAGCGTATCTTATGCCCAAAGTCTTGACCGGACGTTCGGTAAGATAACAAGTAAGTTCTGCGAGCCGAATCCGAGCATTAGAGGCTAATTTACGACATTAAATTCATTGTCGTGTATGGAAGCTCTAAATTTTAGGGCTTCTTTTTTTTATCTCCGACATTTGTAGTTATGATAGATATTAAGGACATACAAGGCAATACTCGCTTTTCAACCGGTATCAATCCCGGTGCAAAAGGTAGGTTCTCTTTGATGAAGGAGGACTATGTTGTGCTTCCCTTTAATACTTTGCATCCAATCGATTTCCAAGTAGGTGATTACGTAGACCTGCGCGGTGTCTTCGATGCCTCTATGGGTGGGAAACTGGCTAAAATCTATCAGATAGTAGACTTGTCCTATCCGACCTACAACGCATCCACCGGAGGGTATGACTACGAGCTTCGTTTGGATGCTTACTATTGGCAATGGAAAACAAAGATATTCAAGTACACCCCGGAGAGTGGAGGGCAGGAAGCGTCTTGGTCCCTTACCGCTTCACTGGATATCCAGATGGGTGTATTTCTTCGTAATTTGAAAGCTCTTGGTTATAAGTACGAGGGAAAGGACTTTGAGTTTTCCATTGACAGCAGTGTAGAGAGGTCTTCCAAGCTGATGACCTATGAGAACATGAACCTCATTGATGCCATGTTCTCTATGGCTGACCAATGGGGCTGTGACTGCTGGGTAACGGACCATGTCATTAACTTTGGTAGGTGTGAGTTCTCCGACGCTGTTAAGATAGAACTGGATAAGGAAGCCAAGGACATGAGCCGGAGTGACAGCAAGGGTACTTATGCCACCCGTATCTACGCATTCGGTTCAACAAGAAATATCCCTACCAACTATCGCCCGGTAGACCAGAGTACTGTTGTTAATGGTATCGTTCAGAAGCGCCTTATGCTTCCGGCAGGCACTCCATACGTGGATGCCTATGAGGGCATGAGTGACTTTGAAGCCATTGAAGCTGTTGTTGTATTTGACGACATCTACCCTAAAAGAGTAGGTGAAATCACTGATGTAAGCTCCTACGAAAGCGAGGTAGACAATGAAGACGGTACTAAGACGAAAGCTACCTTTTACCGCTTTACCGATACCGGAATCAACTTCTCAAAGGAATACATCCTTGAAGGTCAGGAACTCAAAATCAGGTTCGAATCCGGCAAGCTCAATGGTATGGAATTCGGAGTTGCTTTCAATCCTCTTGGCTTGACCGAAAAGAACGACGACGGCACATTCAACCCGGACGCTCAGCTTTGGGAGATTGTACAGAACGAAGACTACGGCCGTCCCTTGCCGGATGAAATTCTTCTTCCTGCAGAAGGTGATAAATACGTCCTTAGTGGTTGGAATGCCGAGAAGATAGCCGAACTGGGTTTAGTTGCCACCGCCGAACAGGAACTACTTGCCGCCGCCAAGAAATATGTAGCAAAGACCTGCATTGACGATGGTACTTATACCGCTACCCTCAACTCCATTTGGGTGCATGATGACCAAATCAATCATAGCTTTGATATCGGTCAGAGAATTAACCTTGTCAACCCCGCCTACTTCAAGGACGGGCGCTTGTCCCGTGTCATCGGCTTTGAAATCAAGCTGGATTTACCTTACGACTCCCCACAATATACCATCGGTGAAAGTACTGCCTATTCCCGCCTTTCCGATATTGAAACGCAAGTCGAAGAGTTGACTTTCAAAGGGCAGACTTTCACCGGTTCTGGAGGGAGTAATATCTACGTTATTAAAACTAACGACGCTACGGCCGCAAGTAACTTCAATGTATTCTCTGCCTTGCGTACACTCAGGATGTTTCTGAGGAAGGACTTCCCCGATGTGGCGGAAGAGATTATCACGTTCCTCAAGGGACTATTGATTGGTAAGAACGGCAGTGGTATCACAGTACGCGAAGACGGCACTTCCCAAGCTGTTGTTGACCGTCTGTATGTGAAGATAAAGGCAGTCTTTGAAGAATTACAAGTTAAGAAAGCTACGCATGTCGGCGGTGAACAGATTATCACCCACGCTGGAATGAAGTGTATTCGTGTAGAAGAGCTGAAAGATGTCTACAGATGCTATTTTCTTGCCGAGCAGGAAGGGGAAGCAATTGCGAACGAATTCAGTGTTGGTTCGCTGGCGCAGGCCAAGGAATGCAACATTGTTGACGGTACCACCCTTAATGCATCCAACCGCTACTACTGGCGTGAGGTCATGGAGGTGGGGCGTGATTATATTGACCTTTCCAAGACTATTTGTGACGGGGGAAGCGATATCCCCCAAGCAGGTGATGACATTATCGGTTTAGGACACCGTACAGATGTGGACCTTCAAAGTGCGATTGTCCTTTCATCTACTAACGAAACCTCTCCGTCGATAGTTTTCTATGCCGACATTAACGATTTCAACCTGACGGATAAGGATATCATCTCCTTTGGACTTAACAAGGCCACCGGGCATGCATACATGAAGGTGTACGGTAACGCTTATATAGGTGCAAGAGATGAAAGTTCCTATCTCAAATATACAGATGAATCAGGTTTGGAGGTTAAGGGAAAGTTTATTTCTGCTACAACCGGAAAGAATATAGATAATGAGCTTAAGAATATTGCATCTAATGTAGAGGATGCTCTCTCTCAGACTGATAAGATTATTATAGTCTGGTTTGAAGAATATATTCCGGCGCTCACTAACCTTCCCGCTAGCGAATGGCTTGATAATGAAACGAAAGCCATGCATGAACAAGACTTATTCTATAACACTTCCAAGGATCCTGCTGTTGGTGGTGGCCGGGCATATCGTTGGGAATTGGTTGCTGACGTGTATGCATGGAAGGAAGTTACAGACAAGGACACTATTGCTGCGTTGGAAGCTGCTGCAGAAGCTCAAAAGATAGCTAAAGGCAAAAGACGTATCTTTATTGTACAGCCTACTACCGAAGACGAATACGATGTGGGCGATCTCTGGGTAAATGCGACATGGACAAACGGGGAATATGCATACGATAATGACTCCCTCGTCTGTATAACTGCAAAGAAAGCGGAAGAAGCCTTTAGCATTACGCATTGGCGCCCATCCACGAAAATTACATCTTCCTACATCAAGCAGATGGAGGACAAGATAGAAGCTGCTGTGCTTGTGACTGCTGTAGATAGCAATGGAAACATTGTTTCTACCAACAAGAATGGGCTGGTGCTTACAAAGGACTTTTCCAGCTTAATGTCTGAATATTCCGATGCGGCTGGTATGGTTAGCAAGGCGGAGATTTCAACTTTTATCTCTGATGACAACGGTAACTTTACCTCTAATGCTTCCATCCGTGCTGATAAGATAGATTTTATCGGGCGGACAATGATTAATGGCAACTTTGTTGTTGATACGAATGGACATGTTACTATGGACAACTTCACCGCTAACAACGGTGTGTTTAATGGAACGGTGAATGCGGTTGCTGGAACATTCGAGAATATAACAGTTGGTGACATTATTAGTCCTAATGGTGCATTCCGGATTGATGCAGTCGGTGATTTTTACGGTAACAATGTTAATATAAACGGTGCTACCATATCTGGGGATATATCGGCCACAAATGCAACTTTTGAATCAGGAATATTCCAGCATGGAACATTCGAAAATATCACTCTGAAAAAGAGTATCAATACTTCAGATGATAACCTGTATATTGACGCTACTGGTGCAGTTACTGTTAAAGGCACAATAAATGCAACTTCTGGCTCTTTTGAAAATGTTTCAGTTAAGAATATCAATACACCAGATGACTCTTTTTATATTGATAACTCTGGGCTTTTTCACGGAAAGGATGTTGTTGTTGAAAGTGGTTCCTTCAGCGGTAAAATAAGTTCGGTAGAGGGAGAAATTGCAGGCTGGAAGATTGATGAGAATAGCATCTATAAGAACAATACATATTTGGGCGCTGACGGTTCTATATATAATAGTGGTGGTGCTTGGTACTTAGGAAACGATAAAGCAGGATATCTGGCAAATAGAAATATAGAATGGGATGAAAATGGCGATTTGTACTTTGACGGGAGGATTACTTTTAGGAAAAGTTCATATCTTACTATGTTAGATAATAAAAAGCGTGACAGAATAGTAATGAGAGGAAATACCGATGACTCATCTCCATTCATACAGGTTATAAATTATAATTCCGATGATAGTTATTTTACATCTATTGGAGGAGGAAACATACAAATTGTAGATCTTTTCGGCCACGTAATATCACTCGGTTTAAGTTCTTCTCGTCCATTTAAAATAAGTAAAGAAAAAAAGGGTATTGAAATTGGGGTTGATGGATTTATGATATATAATGGAGACAATATATTTCCCGGATATAGCGGTACTATCAGCAATGCCAAATTTGTAGGTGGTATCTGTGTTGGCTATTCATCTTAATAATATATAATTATGAAAATCAATTTTAGGAAGTTTGAGGTAACGGTTTCTTTTGAAGGATCAAAAGAAGTTTTTGATATTGCAGAGTCTCTAGGTAATGAGATGATGTATAATGGTTCTATATTGCTTGATATTGGTTTTGAAGATCTTGCAAAAAGAATCTATTATTCTGATGGAGAGGTGGAGATACCAGAATGCTATTGCAAGGCCATTATTGCAGTAATGCGTAATTCAAACTTTAGGGCTTCTGTTAAACGTGAATTAGTACAATTACTTAGTAAAGAAGTTGTATGATAAAGTACATCAAGTTCCGCATACGTTCAGGCCAGAAGGATGAAGAAGGCTTAACCAAACGCGCTGACATCCGGATGATTGAGAGCGACATGAGCATGACTGAGTGCAATGAGCTCCCTATTATTTTAAACGCTCTGGCCGGAAGTAGGAATCTTGTTGTAGAGGTTATGGACTTTATGCTTAATTCGAGCAGGTTAGATTACGATTACTTAGGATAATGGATAAACTGGAGAAAACTTTTGTAAAAGGCAATGTTCTGAAAGCCGAAGAGCTGAATGAATTAGTAGATAAGATTAACGAACTGGTTGATAATTCGCTTGACAATCTTGTGCCAGAGGCATATTCAGGCAGCATTGATGTTGATAACATGCTAATCCCTGTTTTTGACAGAAGAATACGACAGATAGTCTTCATACCTATATCAGCTATCCAAGGCGGTGTTACGCCACCTTCAACGGGTTTTCCTTATACTTTCCCTATCACGTTAAGATAACTCTAAAATAATATGTAATATGGCAAATTTGAATATACCTTCGAAAAATACCGGTGATACATTATCGGCTGGTGAATTAAATCAAATAGTATCTGCTGTTAATGGCAAAGTAGATGCAGTATCCGGCAAGGGATTGTCTACTAACGACTATACCAATACGGATAAGAATACTCTTGCGTCATTACCCGGTCAAATATCCGGTTTATCTGAACGGATCAGTGAGATTCAAACCGGTTCATCAATAATACAGGATACTGAAAAGATTTGCGGGACTTACCGTATCGGTGGTAATGAATTGAATCTTTATGAATGTTTTTTTAAACTCGAAGAACTGCCTGTAATTGCAGGCACAACAAAGGAATATGAGATATCGGAGACTCCACTTGGCAAGAATACCTACCTTGCAATAAGCAGCTTTGCTGTATCTGACGGAACGAATTTCTATCCCAATAAATACAGTGTTGAAAAGGCATATGTTGATTTAGACTATAAGACAAAGCTAGTTGTCAAATGCGAATCTGCTACTGATGCTATTTGTTATGGCGTGCTCCATCTCCAATATGTGAAACTGGAGTATGAATTAGTCGAATTTATGGTTAAAGGATTAACAGGTGACGCGGCTACTAATGCAGCACTTACTATGCCTGTTTTCAAGTATGATAAGAAATTCGCCTATAGTTATACTTTCGATGATGATACGGTTTTAGCCTACAGCCGTGGACATCTGTTCATTAATAAGAAATGGCAGGATGTTGAGAAGAATTTTCATGTGGGAATGTCTAAAACTACGGGTTCATATCCGGAAAAAACTCTTGGCTATACAGATGGTCTTGGCATTGAGCATCGCTTTACCCTTGGTGTCTCTATCTGGCCTGATGCCAGTAATCAGAATATAGATAATATAATGAATCCGAGCACGCATAAGCCTGACAAATATTATCCATATCTCGTATGGGATGACCTTAGACCGATGCTTGAGTTCGGGCATGAGATTTATTTCCATGATGTCAATACAGATGGCGATGATACTGTAGATGGTATTGTAAAGGGACTGAGAAAATCTCAGAATATAACCTTGTCTCAAGTTCCCGGGCATGGCATGAAAACATTGGCAGAACCCAACGGAAACCATGACTATGTTTTGGCAGGTGAAAAGTTTGAGGACGTCTCATTCATGTGTGCACAAGGTTCTACGCCTCTTGGACTATTACAGAATATTAGTTTTGCACAAGACGTTGAGTTGAAGAACAAGGTGCAATATCGTAGGTTTGTTGAATCAACGCCGGATGTAAATACTTTGATGACCGATATCACAGCTAAAGCTACCTCTGGACTTTATCAGTGGTATCATGACTTTAGTCATGGTCCGGCTGAGCACCAGTTCATAAAAGATTTGTATGTCAAGTTGAACGACACATACGGTAAGGATGGCAGTGATACTATGATTTTTGCTTCATTGGATGAGATATACGAGTATTGGTTCATTAGGAAATATTCAAAAATCAGGAAGGAAGTAACGTCTGAGGGCGTTAAGTTTTCTATCCTTGTTCCAAACGAAAAGTACTTTCGCCATAAGGAGTTCACTGTACAGTTGAATGGTACTTATAATAGTTCCCTGTCAGCGGAATTAACGAAAGGGGATGCTTATGGATTTAAGTTTGGCAACCTAAATAATAAGTTTTCAATCAATATTGATCTTGAAAAAAGAGCTTATGAAATGGCTGACAAGTATTCGAACCTTTATCTTGAAAATCAGGATGGTGAGGTTCGGGATGATGCTGTATATTTCATTTCTCAGTTAAGAAATGATTTGCAAACCATCTTCAACGACCGTCTCTCATCCATAGATACGGCTCCGACATTAAATTCTATAAGTATCAATAATGGAGCGGCTATTACTAATGCACGACAGGTTTCAGTAACCTTTGATCGTACAGGAGTGATTACACATTATAAATTGTCTGAAAGTTCCAATCTGGACGATGTGGAATGGATTGCAAGTAGCGCGACATCTGTCTCATTTACCTTAAGCTCCGTTTATGGTACTAAAAAGATATATGCCAAGATTAAGAATGAATATGGCGAGAGTGATATTGTATCTTCTTCAATTTCTTACGAAGAGGCGGCAACAGATGCGCTTGTGCTTAATTCAATCAGCATCAATGGTGGCGCAGGTAGTACGAGTAGTAGAGAGGTTACTATATCAATGTCAATAACCGGATCACCTACACATTATATGCTATCAGAATCACCATCATTCAGCGGTGCTTCCTGGAATACTTATAGTGGTGTATCTGTTCCTTTTACCTTATCGAGTGGAGCAGGAAGCAAAACAGTATATTGCAAGGTTAAGAATGCTACTACTACCACAGCGATCTCAAATGCTACAATAAGCCTGCAGGAAGCCTCCGAAAGTTCTGTTGTGAAAATATCTGCTAATTCCAGTTGTACAGAGAGTGGATATAATGTGTTCCCGAACTGGAACAAAACTTTAGATATGCTTGATGTAAACGGGCAGGCGAGCGGTTTGGTATGGGTTGGCGCATGGCTGTGGACCAATGATAGCAATTATAGTTCATATCCGCAATTAGCAGGATTGAAGTCACCTTCCGGAGGTTCTTCATACGCTCCGGAAGAAAGCGATGAATGTATATATTCTCCATTTTCCGTTTGGAGTTCTCCAAGTGTCGGGCATTCAAACTCTGCCACAGAGTGGAATGCACATGCATTTAAGACTACTCCGGGCGCACGGTATAAAATTACTCTATTCGCATCTTTGGGCGGCAATTCAGTCATACCGAGTGATCCTGCCATGCATGTTTTTGACATCAACGGACAACAGAAATCTCCATCGTTTAGCCTAAAGAACAATTATGTAAATGTGTTGATTTGGGAAGATGTAGCTGCAGATTCGGACGGTTGGCTGATCATTAAGTTTGGTAGAAAAGCTTCATCATGGATTACAACAGGAGCCAATGTTCTTGAATTTGAAAGAATTTTATAAATAATTGAATAGTAAATGTGTTTTCTACAAATATATTTATATTTTTGTCAAAAATAACAGTTTATAAACATGAAAAAACTATTTTATATTTTGCATGGCTTATTACTCTTAACGATTTGTATGGCATTGAATGGATGTATGAAAGATGCCTATAAAGGCCTTGATAGTGAAGAAGAGAAAGAAAAGCCAGAACCAGAACCGTCTATCCCTGACAACAAAGAAGATGATTTGCCTGATTTTAGTGTTCCAAAGACATTTGATTGGAATGAGGTCTATATAAAAATACCTATTACGGTAGGTACAGACATAGACAATATACAGGTCTATTTTCCTCCTTTGAAGTATAACAAGAAGTTTGCATACAGCTATACTTTTGATGACTGTACTGTCATGGCTTATAGTAGAGGATTTTGTTTTATTAATAAAAAATGGATGGATTATCACAGATTTTACCATGTGAGTCAAGAACATACTACAGGCTCATATCCTGAAAAAACTCTTGGTTACACTGATGGGTGTGGTGTTGAACATCGTTTTTCTATTGGTGTCTCTATTTGGCCTGATGCCAGTAACCGCAATATAGATAATTTCATGAGTCCAACTACACATAAGCCAGACAAGTACTATCCTTACCTCGTGTGGAATGACCTTGTTCCTATACTTGAGTTTGGCAATGAAATATATTTTCATGACGTCAATACAGATGGTGACGATTCTGTAGATGGTATTTTGAAAGGTATGAAGAAATGTCAGGAAATAACTGAGAGTGCTTTAGGCAGGAAGATGAAAGTACTGGCCCGTCCAAGTGGGAAAAACAATTATGTAGTTGCTGCCCGAGCTCTTGACGATGTCGTATTTGTTGCAGCTGAAAGTAACACAGATATGGGTTCACCTTTCAATATAACCTTTGATGATGAAATTAATTTAAAAAATATAGCTCAATATCGTCGATTTGTAGAATCTACCCCTACACTTGCTCAGCTATGGCCAAATATCAGTGCTGCAGCCACTTCTGAAAATTTTGCTTGGCTTCATGATTTCAGTCATGGACCTGAAAATCTTCAATATGTTCTTGATTTATTTGCTAAACTAAATGATGAATATGGGAAAGACGGTAATGACTGCATTTGGTTTGCGACTTTAGATGAAGTCTATGAGTATAATTATTTTCGTAATAATTGCATTATTGAAAAGAGTATTTCAAATAATATTTTAACATTGAAATTTGCTTGTCCTTCTTCTGATTTGCCTAATGAACTAATATTTCATCGTGATTTTTCTATCATATTGAAAGGTGCTGTACCATTATCTACTGCTGATATTAGTATAGGTAAGAATGTGTATGGTTTATCATTGGCAAGACAAAATACAGGTGACTGGCTGATAAATATAGACTGCAATAAATCACTGTTGGATAAATCAGAACGATATACTTCTATTTATGAGAAAGAGCGAAGTGTATCAGCTAAAGAAGATGCTTTGTATTTTGTGAATCAATTAAACGACAATTTGAAAAAGACTTTTAAGAGTAGATTTGAATAAAAATCCATTGTAGATTTACGGATAAGAGATATTCTCCTTATCTTTGTCTCATAACCAAGAGCTTAGTGGCAACCTATGTTGTCATCGAGCTCTTTTTTTATGTCCTTTTCGCAAGGGAGTTGCAAAATTACCTTTGTGTCGGACAAATAGGTGGTTAGTAGTATATTTTAAGATAAAGAATAGAATGGAAGAAAAAAGTTTTCATCAGTCCGTTGCTGGATTGTTTGGCCCAATAGCTGGCAGTTTTGTCATGGACAGCTTGCAGTTGATGATACCATGGCTCATAGCCATGTTCTGTGTGGTGGTTTGTGATTTGGCAACAGGAGTAAGAAAAAGCTTGTTGATGAAGGAACATGTACGTTTCAGTCGTGCATGGCGTGCGACAATGGGAAAGATGGTTACTTATTTTTCTTTCGTGGTAATGGTGGTGATGGTGAATAAAGCGGCAGGTGGCTCTTTTCATATAGATACTTATGCGTGTTTGTTTGTCTGCTTTATAGAGGGATGTTCGATCATCAGTAATATATTAAAGCCAAAAGGATATAACTTTAATCTGGCGGCCGCTATCGGTGTGTTTGCAAAGAAAGTATTTAGTATGGAAAAGGAAGATGTAAACGATATAATTAATAAGGAGGAAGATAAATGAGAACAATTGATGCAATTATCATCCATTGCTCGGCCACATGTGCCGGGCAGGATCTACGGGCCAAAGACATTGATCAGATGCACCGGGCGCGTGGTTTTAATCAGATTGGTTATAACTTTGTGATTGACCTTGATGGGACTGTGGAGAATGGACGCCCTCTCTCTATCGACGGGGCGCATTGTAATACTAAAGGATTCTCGAATGTGTCATACAACAAACATTCGGTTGGTATCTGTTATATTGGTGGTCTGGATGCAAACGGGAAAACAGCCGATACCCGGACGCCTGAACAGAAGGCCGCACTTCGAGAACTGGTTGCCAAACTTTGTAAGGAATACCAGATTATTGAGCTTCTTGGTCACCGGGATACATCGCCGGATCTTGATGGTAGCGGTGAAGTAGAGCCGGCAGAGTATATCAAGGCGTGTCCATGTTTTGATGTACGTAGTGAGTTCTCTAACTTTCTCTGTAATGTAGTTGTACGGCCATGAAAAAGTTGCCTTGGATATTACTTATATTACTGGCAGTGGCTTGTGTAGTGGCTTGGTTCCGTCCGCGCGAGCCTCTCCCGGCAGAAATACATACCGAGACAAAGGTAAAGACCGTCGTAAAGGTTGATACGTTACTTATCTCTGCACCTATGGCTCCTCTGTTGGTCTTCCGACTAACAGATACTATGCGTATCGGTGACACTGTTGTTCATCGCGAGCAGGCTTATTACGAAGATAGTCTTTATCGTGCATGGGTGAGCGGGTATCGTCCGAAACTTGATAGCTTGATGGTGTTCCCTAAGACGGTGTATCAGACGGTGACGAATGATATTTACCACACCATTGCACCTAAGAAGAAGCGTTGGGGACTTGGCTTGCAAGCAGGATGTGGCTTTTATCCTGGCCAAAGTGGTTTTTATGTTGGGGTTGGAGTGAGTTATAATTTGTGGCAGTGGTAAAGAAGTGGAAGTCATCTTTTAACGATAAGAGACACCTCAAGTCGAAAGATTCGAGGCTTTTTAATGTTAATGATTAAACTTCTAGTATCTTTGCGAAAAAAGATATTATGAAAGTAAAACAGGAATATGAAAGAATGCCAGCTAATGAAGTCTGGAATATAATAGTAGCCTATATTAATAAGAATAAACAGTTTTTATCTACTACTGGTATTAAATACAATGCCAAGGTAATAAATGATTCTATAGAATACAAAGGTGGCAAGGAAGGAAGTAATAGAGCCACGGAAGGAGAATCTATCAGTAAGAATCAATTTATTTCCGCATTCAGACAAGCTCGCGATCTGGAATGTATTAACACCCAAAAAGTCAAGTCGTTCATTAACAGAAAGCAAAGCCCATTTGTAGGTCTTCTAAAGTCAGTTGGTATTATTGGATAAACATTGGCTATAAGATATTATTAGCTTCTATATATACTGTCATTGCTTTTATTGTTTAGGTGATCTATAAACTTACCATACTTTTTTTGTTTCTAAATTTTACGATTATGAAAGAATATGTTGAGAAATACATAAATGAGTTACATACTGATAATCACCGTTATTTGTCTTGGGAACATTGTTACAAGGCATTTGGTAATTCTGAAAACTCAATTGATTATTTGGCATTACATCTTGCTTTCTATTTAGCAAGTTGGGGTATGTATAGAGGTTCCACGACCTTGCTTAAGAAAGATTATAAAGTACATTATGAGGTCGTTAAACTAATTAAACCAGTAGCTTTAAATAGAGAGTCTATTAAGAGCTTAACAGAAATACAGGGGTTAATGCATAAAATATTCCAAGAATATGATAAGGTTAGCGTTAAGGCTTCAAAGACTTTGCAAACAAAGATCTTGTTAGGTACTTTAGGTTGTTTTCCTGCATTAGACCGCTTCTTTATAGATGGATGGAATTTAACATTTGAATCGAATCCAACTGATGAGAATATATTTAGCTTTGTTCAAGAAAATATTTCAGAAATTGAAAACTGTCAGAAGATTATTGGTAGGAATATGATATACCCTCCAATGAAGATTGTAGATATGTATTTCTGGCAAAAGGGATATGATAAATATCTTGAAGGGAAAAGGGCAGCCGAATAAGCTGCCTTTTTCTTTGCCTTTTCCTAGCTATGATTTACCTTTGCTCCCAAAACAATATGGAATACAATCATGATGAAAATAGCGTAAAATCTCTAATTATAATGTTTGTTTTACAACTGTTTTACTAAGATGTTTTTATTGTGATGTATATCTTTGTTTTATAGCTTGTTATAATGTTATGTGTCTCATAATAATATCATGGGGCTTCCCGTACAGAAATTGTACAGGGAATTACTGAAAGTATAGTTTAATATTCTTTCTCGTTCG